TCACGGCCGAGGGATTGATCATACCTTGCTGCTGGCTCGGTGGAGCCGCGCTCTATGACCCTGAGTACGCCAGCTACAAGGAAGGCGAACTGTTTCAGCACTTGAACGGTGATAAGAACACCGTGAACGCCAAGATGCACGGGCTGCGCGGTGTGTTCGACAGTGGGTTCTTTGATCGCATAGAAAAGTCGTGGAGCGCCGGCTCCACGACCAAGGGTAAGCTTAGAACCTGCGCCAAAGTTTGCTCCGTCGATCACGACAACTTCGGCGAGCAGTTCATGAAGAACTCACTGTGAGCTGTTGTTCGACGCGCTGACGTAAGCGTTGGCACCAAAGAACGTAGCAACGACGCCGGCCTGTGCGATGTAGAACATCTGTAGGAGAGACCCGAGCGCCGCCACCTTCTCTATCGACACCATAGGCGAGAAGAGTATGCCGGTGAAGATCACCATGCTGCCCATCGCAACCCACGCCATCTGGCGAAGCTGGTCTTCCTTCTTGTCCTTATTCTCAAACTCAATCATGTGTTCCATCTTCTTCATCTCGTCGTCGGAAACAATTCCATCCCCGTCCGCGTCGTATTGGTTGTACTTTGAGTTCTTCTCAAGCGATTTAGGCATTAGTTCATCCCTTTGATTTTATCATTGACGTTAAGTTGTTTATCAACTCACCGCCGAAGCCAATCGATCCTGTGATCACGCCGGCGAACGCTAAAGCTATAACTATCATGGTCAAACATATCAGCCAGACGCTTGAGGTGCCGAGGTTGTCCTCCATCTCAATGATCTGATTCTTCAATATCTCGAGCTGCTCCTTAGGGTGTCCATCGGCTCTGTCGTAATCCTGCAGCCACGGGTGCGCGGCCACTTCATCCGACAGCTTTCCTGGAGACTTCTTTTTCTTTTTCATACGAACTTAAAGGCTAAGAATAAGACACCGCCGACGAAGACGATGAGAAATACGATCGCGACGATGATCCAGACGATCTCCCAGAACTCCTCTTTCCTGCGCTCCTCTTCCCTGCGCAGGCGCTCGGCTTCCTTCGCGGCTTCAACCTTCGCCTTGTAGTACGCCTCGCGTTGAGCCTTTGACATCTTCATCAGCGCGGCTTTTTCTTGCTCAGCCACGATCTCACGCATCGCCTGCTCGCGAAGCGCGTTGTTCATACGAACGACTTGGTTGTTTATCTCGGTAACTTTGTTGCGGGCGGCGATCTTGGAGTTGTTCTCCGCCTTGATTCGCTTTGAGTCGCGAACCGTGTCGACGATTCCAAAGATAGAGTCGGTTAGGCCCTTACCGATCGAGCTGCCAAATTTTGAGGCCGACTTTGGATCCATCATGATTCCGTTCCTTATAAAGATCATAAATCATGGTGAATCTTTCTCAACTCGCTGCCGAAACTTATCGGCTATCTGTGACTTTTTGGTTAAAAAGACGAGCGCTCCAGACTTATTGTAGACGCTGAAGTACACCTGTCCCGATGTGAATCTTCTTCTGACTATTAAATACATCGCATATTATTTATAAAGGTGAAACATAATGGTGAACAGCTGGGACGAATTTCAGCCGCTTCAGGAGCTGGTGTTAGGTAGCTTCTACGACAGGAGCTTCTTTGAGGACATACGAAACCCTAGGATCAGGGACGTCCTCGTGCAGATCGCCGATGAGACTCAGGAAGACCTAGAGAACTTCAAAGAAAAGATGAAGTCGCACGGCGTGCGCGTCGTGCAATACACACCTGAGGAGCTCGGCTACAAGGAGAGCATCCTCGATTACGTAGACATCTACGGTAGGTTGAGCTTAGAAGACTCAAACAAGCACAGCTACCCGCTAAAGGCCAACATGCTTCCGGCCCCGCCACTCGAGCCGCGCGACAACATTATAGTGATGGGAGACAAGATCTTCGTCAGCGACCCGACTTACGCGTCCGAGAAATTTGCTGTGGCATTGAAGAAGACTTACGGTGAAACAGCCGTCGATGATACGCTGAAGAGTGATCAGGGTAGGTTCAGGCGCGGCCGTGAGTTTCTTTTACAGAAGCTTAAGAGAAGGTACGATCACGCGACGGTGGACGCATTTACCGAGGAGCAGATCGAGGCGCACGTCAAGAGCACCATGCTTACCGGCTTCTGTAGTCCCAACCTGACGCGCATAGGTTCAAAGTGCTTGGTCGACGTCGCGCAGACTGAAGACGCGGTGCCGTACCTTGAGGAGAACTACCCTAAGTTCAAGTACGATAAGCTCAACCTAGGCGGACACAACGACAGCATCTTCGGCGTTCTCAAGCCGGGACTCGTCATCGCGTCTAAGTTCTTAGCCGAGTGTAAGCAGGAGAGCGTGTTTGAGAAGTGGAAGGTCATCTACTTCGACGATCCTGTTTGGGACCGCGTCGGCAAGTTCAAGAAGCTGCGCAGGAAGAACCTAGGCAAGTGGTGGGTTCCCGACCAAGAGGACAACGATGACTTCACATACTTCGTCGAGTATTTCCTTGAGAACTTAACCGGTCAAGTCGATGAGACGGTGTTCGACGTAAACGTATTGGTTATCGACAACAAGCACGTCGTGGTTAACAGCGCGAGCAAGGAGCTGTTCAAGGTTCTACGCGAGAACGGCATGGAGCCGATTCACTGTCCGATAAGACACAGGTTCTTCTTCGACGGCGGATGGCACTGCTTGACGCTCGACACGGTTAGGAAGGGAGAGCAAGTTGATTACGGAATTTAAGGAAGACGTTGAGAAGTGGATCGTCGACTGGGTCAGCGTATACAACGATAAGTTGAAGCACATCCCGTGCCCGTTCGCAAAGAAGGCCATGCTCGACGGTCAGATCGAGTGGAGCTTCGTCGAGAGCATCGACAAACTCAGGAGTCTATTTGAAAACGTATACTTCGACAAAGAAGTGTGGATGATTGGATTCGATCCTGACAATATAAACTCAAGTGAACTCTCGGAAGAGGTTCACCGATTCAACATGGACTATATGCCTAAGGGAATTATAGCGCTCGAAGATCACCCTTACGACAAAGAAGTCATACTAGGCGAACAGATGAACCAAGGAAAGTGGGGTTGGGTCGGCGTGCAGAGGCTCTCTAAGATCGACAGGGCGAGCCAGCAGCTCGCTAGAACAGGCTACTACGACCTATGGCCCGAAGAAGCGTACGCCGACGTGGTCGCTTGGAGGTACGATGAGAAGCTCAGGAAAGTAGAATCTAGATAAGAGCTATTCACTTTTGTATTGACAAAACCACGAGTCGGTATTATATATAACAGGTGGCTGTCTAATGGAGCCGCTTAATAACAACCTTGCGTAATAGGAGGTCTATATGACACGCTTTGATGTATCTAAATTCTTTGACACTTCTTCTTTTGATAAGTTCTTCGTCGGCTATGAGCCGATGCTCAAGAAATTCGAGGAAGCCCAAGAGTCACTGACAAAAGTAATCCCAAACTACCCACCGTACAACATCGTCAAAGTCGACGATAACAAGTACGTAATCGAGATGGCTGTCGCCGGATTCGGCAAGCACAACCTCGATCTAGAATTCCAAGACGGTACGCTCGTGATCTCGGGCAACTCCGCGCTTGGCAAAGAAGACGAAGAAGCGGCAGGTGAGTTTCTCTTCAAGGGAATCGCCGATCGCGCCTTCACCCGCAAGTTCTCTCTCGCAGACACCGTGGAGATTAAGAACGCCGAGCTCATCAACGGCATGCTTAAGATCTGGCTCGAGAACATCATCCCTGATTCCAAGAAGCCTAAGAAGATTGATATTACTGATTCAGCAGCTGAGAACAAGCCGACAGACAAGCAACTTCTCAACGAAAGAAAGTAATATGAAAATCATAAGGAAAATGTCTCGCTGGCTTGAACGCCAAGCGAAGATAAGAACTACTGTTCGCGAACTAAGCCAACTTACCGATAGGGATCTATCCGACATCGGCATCCATCGCTCAAACATTCGCGACGTCGTAAGGAATCACTATGTTTGATGCGCTCACTCTTCTAGTGGCGTCGATCACCGATCGCTTCTTCAAGTAAGCCGAGGAGATCTACATGTGGCCATACACAATCGACGAGTTGGTCTTCATCAACGAAGGCTCTAAGTAATCTAAAGGGGGAGCAATCCCCCTTTTTTAGTTGACATTTGCACGGGTATGTTTTATAGTATGAGTATGTCAAAGTTCTACACCAACGCTTTCCTGTTCCACGACTCGATCTTTCTTCGCGGATTCGAAGAGGGTCGACGCGTGATGAAGACGATCCCATGCAAGCCCTATGTATTCGTGAACTCAAAGCGTCCTAACGCCGAGTTCAAGACGCTCAAGGGTCAGCCCGTCGATAAGATCCAATTCGATAGGCCCGCAGAAGCGCGCGACTTTCTTCGCCAGTACGAGAACGTCGATGGCTTCGACATCTACGGCATGACTCAGTGGCTTTACCCGTTCCTCAACGACTACTACGCCGGTGAGATCGACTACGATCCTAAGATGGTGTCGGTAGTAAACATCGACATCGAGGTCGCCGCCGACGACGGGTTCCCCGACGTTCACGTGGCCGATAAGCCGATCACCGCGATCACCGTGAAGAAGAACGACATATACGTCGTGCTCGGCTGCGGCGACTTCGTCACCAGCGACGATAAGATCAAGTACTTAAAGTGCGAGAACGAAGAGAGACTACTGCTTAAGTTCCTTGACGTCTGGCGCAGCGAGTGGCTCTCACCCGACGTCATCACAGGTTGGAACATCGATAAATTCGACATCCCATACATCGTTAATCGCATTCGCCGTGTGCTTGGACACGAGATGCACAAGAAGCTCTCGCCGTGGGGAATGGTCGAGGAGCGCGAGATCATCCGCGGCAAGTCGGCGGCTCGAGGCGGCGTTGGAATCGACGATCGCAAAGACGTGGTGTATGAGATCTACGGCATCACCTCGCTCGACTACCTTGAGACCTATAAGAAGTTCTCGTTTAAGAACCAAGAGTCCTACCGACTCGACTACATCGGCGAGGTTGAGCTCGGCGTCAAGAAGCTCGACTACTCTGAGCACGGCTCGCTGCTTGAGCTCTATAAGCAAGACTATCAAAAGTTCATTGAGTACAACATCCGCGACGTTGAGATCGTATCTAAGCTCGACGACAAGCTGAAGCTTATCGAGCAGGTGTTCGCCATCGCCTACGACGCGAAGGTCAACTTCTCTGACGCGTACGGATCCGTACGCATCTGGGACGTCATCATCCACAACTACCTCATCAACCAGCGCATCGTCATTCCGCAGAAGCGCCCGAGTC